CGCCGCGCCGCCGCCCCGCGCCGGGCCGATGATGCCGCCGATCTGCACCCCGCGCCGGGCAGATGATGCCGCGCCGGGCAGATGATGCCGCGCCGGTAGGAGATCGCCCGCCGCCATACATAGCTATATAGGAGAGGGCAGCAGCACCCCGCCCGCACATCATACCAGCACCAGACAGCAGCACCGCCCGCCATACGACCGCCGCCACGCCACGCCGCCCTACATAGCTATATAGGACAGGACCGCCCCGCGCCGGGCCGATGATGCCCGCGCCGGTAGGAGATCGCCCGCCGCCGCCCTACATAGCTATATAGGAGAGGACAGCAGCACCCCGCCCCGCTGGACAGATCGCCCCGGACAGGCCACGCCGGGCCGATGATGCCCCGCCGCCGCGCCGCGCCGGATCGAATCGGTGACAGGCTGTCACCAGTTCAGCCCGCCCGCGATACCTTAAAGGATGCCCGCCGCCGGTGTTTTGCCGCCCTTTTTCTGTCATTTTGCCGGGGTTTTGGGCTGTTTTGGCGGGATTTTTCCCGGATTTTTGGCGATTTTGACGGCTGAAAAAGTCCGATTTTTCGGTCTTTTCTTCCTTTTTCTACCATTTTCAGGGCCACCGGCAAGGTACTGGGGAGGAAGATTCTTCCACTCACGGGTCCGAAAGCCCGAAAATTTTCTAGGTATAGGGGCTTTTTTGCACTTCCCCGGAGGGGGGTCTGAAAAAGTTAGGGGGGAGTTTTTCGGGAAAATTTTCAAAATGATACACCATGATACACTTTTCCGGGTATAATAGGTACAGTGAAAAGTAAGCGAAGCTCCACGGCAATATGTCGTGGGGCTTTTTCTTTTACGCGGATTCTGGAAACGAGGTGCAGGAGTGATGCGGGATGCCGAAGCGGAACGACAAGCGCGACACCGCCAAGGCTGAGTATGTCAAGCGGCGGCGGTCTGGCGAGAAGATCAATCTCAAAGACTTTGCCAACGAACAGGGCGTGACCTATGGCACGGTCCGCAACTGGAAGAGAATCGACCAGTGGGAAGATGCCATAGAGCGCAAGCGCGGCGGGCAACCCGGCAACAAGAACAGCCGGGGCAAGAAGAACGCCAAGGGCAACCCCGGCGGCGGTGCGCCGGACGGCAACACCAACGCCGAGAAAGACGGCGCGTACAGCACTATCCATCTTGACAAGCTGACAAAAGAGGAACGGGAGTGGCTGGATGCGATACCAACCGGGGCGAGTGCGAACAACGCCTATGAGTTGAAGCTGCTGCGGATTCAGCAACGGCACATCATGGAGAAGATCGCAGAGTACGAAAAGTGCAACCCGGAAGAACTGTTCACGGCCACCATCACCGATATGCGCAAACCCGGCCCGGATGCCGAGGGAAAAACGGCGGATAGTGCTGTGCAGAAGATGGCGATGGTCAACAAGGACAGTGCTTTTGTTCGAGTGACCCAGCTGCGGGAAGCCCTGAACAAGGTTTCTGGCAGAATCATTTCTCTTACAACGCAGATTCGACAGCAAGAAGAATTTGAAAAGCGGTACGCGCTGGAACTGGCTCGCCTTGACATTGCAAAAATGCGGGCGACCGGTGAAGTGGATATAGACCCGGAGGGGGACGAAGAGGATGAAGAAGAAGCTCCACACGACAAAGATAGTGGCGCAGTATCTTGACCTGTCCGAACGCCGGGTGCGACAGCTCCGGGACGAAGGTGTGCTGGAAGAAAAAGCCCCCGGCTTGTATGACTTGCGTTCCAGCGTCCGGCGGTACATCAACTATCTGCGGGGCGACGAGGGCGGCAAGGCTGATCTCAACGAGGAACGGGCAAAGTTGACAAAGGAAAAGAGAATCGCCGCTGAAACCGAGAACAAGGTGCGCAACGGGGAACTTTACCGCAAGTCGGATATTATGACCGGAATGACAACCATCGTCATGAACCTTCGTTCAAGACTGCTTGCCCTGCCGAACAAGCTGGCGGCGAACATTGCCAAGCTGGACGGCGACGAGGATAAAATCATGGACTTGCTGCAAAGCTCGCTCCACGAGATTATGGAAGAGTTTTCAAACTATCAGGTCGCGTTGGAGCGGCCAAAGGATGATGAAGATGGGCAAGACGGCAAAGAAAAAGGATAAGCCGAAAAACAAATGCAAGAGCTGTCCGTGGGGAAAGCGCATTCATCAGCGGCTTACTCTGTGTATGTTCCCGGAATGTGTCAGGGGTGAGCCGAAACATGAAAAAGAAGCGGATCGTAAAACTTGAACCGCAGACAGTGGAACTGTTTGCAGAGGTTTTAAGTAAGCTGCGCCCGCCGCCGCCGCTGACGGTCAGCCAGTGGGCGGACAAATACCGGGTGCTGTCCGCTGAATCAAGCGCAGAGCCGGGGCGATGGCATACAGAGAAAGCCCCATACCAGCGGGCTATCATGGATGCCATTGGTGATCCTCACGTCCGGTCGGTCGTCGTCATGTCAGCAGCGCAGATCGGCAAGACGGATGCTTTCATCCTCAACCCGTTGGGCTACTACATGGACTATGCGCCATGTCCGGTGATGTGTATGCAGCCGACCCTTGACATGGGACAAACGCTCTCGAAAGACCGCATTGCTCCAATGATCCGGGACACGCCTCGGCTTACCGGCCTTGTAGATACCAAGAGCCGGTACGCTGGCAACACCGTCATGAAGAAGAATTTTCCCGGAGGACACATCACCATTGTGGGTGCAAACAGCCCGTCCAGCCTTGCCAGCCGCCCCATCAAGGTGCTGCTGGCGGATGAAATCGACCGCTACCCAAAGAGTGCGGGAACAGAGGGTGATCCCCTCGATCTGGCAAAAAAACGCCAGACGACCTTTTGGGATTACAAGACCGTCATGGTCAGCACTCCCACCATCAAGGGAGACAGCAGAATCGAGGATGCCTACTTGCTTTCTACGCAAGAGGAATGGAACGTACCATGCCCGGAATGTGGAGCATACCAGCCGTTCCTCTGGGAGAACGTCAAGTTTGACCCGGACGATCTTGACAAGGGTGTGAGCTACGTCTGCCGGGAGTGCGGCTGCATCGCCAACGAATATAGGTGGAAAGAGCAGGGCATTCACGGCAAGTACGTTGCAGCCAACCCCGGCGCAGAAGCCAGAGGATTTCACCTGAACACGCTGGCTTCAACCTTTGTGGGTTGGAAAGAGGTCGTGCAGAAGTTCATAGAAGCCAAGATCGCCCTTGACCACGGCAACCCCGAACAGATGAAAGTTTGGGTAAACACCGAGCTGGGTGAAACGTGGGAAGAACGCGGAATCCAGTTGGAGGACACCGAGCTGTTCAACCGCCGCGAAATCTACGCCGCAGAAGTGCCGGACGATGTTCTGTATCTTACTGCCGGTGTTGACGTGCAGGACGACCGCTTTGAAGTTGAGGTGGTCGGCTGGGGCGAGGGTGTGGAGAGCTGGGGCATCCGCTACCAGAAAATCTACGGCGATATGCTGTCGGATCAGGTATGGGACGACCTCGACAACTTCCTGCTCAGAACATGGCAAAAGGCGGATGGGACGGCCTATCCGCTGTTGGCTACCTGCATTGATTCCGGTGGACACCATACGGATGCGGTATACCGGTTCGCCAAGGAGCGGCTTAACCGACGTGTCTTTGCAATCAAGGGCATGGGCGGCAGCGGCGTTCCGTTCATCCGAAACCCATCCAAGAACAACCGCGTAAAGGCGGATTTGTTTATTCTGGGCGTTGACGCTGGCAAGACAACCATCTACCAGCGTTTGGAGGTCAAGGCGCAAGGACCAAACTACTGTCACTTCCCGTCGAACCCGGAAGCGGGGTACACGGAGGAATACTTCAAGGGCTTAACGGCTGAGAAGAAAGTGGTGCGGTTTGTGAAAGGCCGCTTGAAAGAATACTGGGAAATCAAAGACAAAGAGCATAAACGAAACGAGCCGTTGGACTTGCGCAACTACGCAACAGCGGCTCTTGCCATTTCTCGCCCCGTGCTGAAAAAGCCAGATGCAGACGGAAGACCCGTCCAGCCGGTAAAGAAAACGCGGGGTCGTCGTCAACTTTCGGGAGGTATCTAAATGGCAGGAATTACGCTGGAAACAGCACAGAAGCAGCTTGACCTTTGGATCACCGCCGAAGAAAAGGTGTCGCACGGTCAGAGCTACCAGATCGGCAACCGGTCACTGACCCACGCAGACCTGACCCAGATTGGGAAGCGCATTGATTACTGGTCGAACAAGGTAGAAGAGCTTTCTCGCATCAGGAAAGGCAGAAACCGGATGGGGCATTTTGTCCCCCGTGACCTATAAGGAGGGCTGGCATGGGAATGTTTGATAGCCTGCTCACGGCGATTGCCCCAGAGCGGGCGGTGAAACGCGCTGCCGCACAGTCGGCAATACGGGCAATCAATTCGGGCTACTCCAACTATGGAGCAAGTCTGCACAAGAAATCCATGCGGGGCTGGACATGGCACGGCGGAAGCCCGAAAGAGGACATCGAAGATAATCTTCGCGTCCTGCGGGAAAGAAGCCGCGATGCCTTTATGGGCGTTCCGCTGGCGACCGGTGCAATCAAGACGATGCGCACCAACGTGGTGTGCGGCGGCTTGACCCCGACACCCCAGATCGACAACGCCTTTCTGGGTATCTCCGATGAAGAAGCCCAGAAGATCAACGCCCAGATCGCACGGGAGTTTGGCCTGTGGGCGAACAAACCGACCTGCGATGCAGACCGGCTTGATAACTTCTATATGCTCCAACAGCTCGTGTTCACGGGTTTCCTGCTGAATGGTGACGCTGTGGCGGTGCTGCAAAACAAGAAGTCGCCCGGTGTGCCGTATGATCTGCGGCTGCGGATCATCGAAGCCGACCGGCTGTGTTCGCCCAGCTTCATGGACGTGCTTTCGCCCTGCGAGATCAACGGTCGCCATGTTGAAAAGATCGTGCAAGGTGTTGAAACCGATGCGGCGGGAATGGTCATTGCCTACTGGATTTGCGACCGTCACCCGCTGGCAAGCACGGCGGCGGCTGGTTTTGCAGCATCACACTGGACGAGAGTGGAAGCCTACGGCGCAAAGACCGGGCGGCAAAACATCCTGTGTCTGATGCAGCGTGACCGCGCCGGTCAGGTGCGGGGAGTGCCGCTGCTGGCTCCGGTGCTGGAAAGTTTGAAGCAGCTGGGACGCTTCACGGACGCAGAGCTGACCGCTGCTGTGGTGTCAGCTATGTTCACGGTTTTCATCAAGAAAACGGATCAGTCTGACGAGATACCGTTTGGCGAGATGCTTCCGCCGGAGGTGCAAGTGGATGCCCCGGACAAAACCAGTGTAGAGCTGGCTCCCGGCGCGTTTATCGACCTGAATCCCGGCGAAGATGTACAGTTTGCAGACCCAAAACATCCGACAACGGGATTTGAAGCGTTCATGAACGCCATTGTGAAGCAGATGGCCGCAGCGTTGGAAATTCCGTCCGAGGTGCTTTACAAACAGTTCAGCACAAGTTACTCAGCAGCGCGGGGCGCACTGAACGAGTTCTGGCGAACAACCGGGATGCACCGTGACTGGTTTGCAGATTATTTCTGCCAGCCGGTCTACGAAGCATGGTTCCGGGAAGCTGTGTGCAAGGGAAGGATCAAAGCCCCCGGTTTTCTGGTTGACCCGGCTGTGGCTGCGGCCTACATGAACTGCACATGGAACGGCCCGGCAAGGACAAACCTGAATCCAAAGGATGAAGCCGCAGCCGCCCAGATGCGGGTGAACAGCGGCTTCTCTACGGCAGCACAGGAAACCGCCCAAATGACCGGCGGAAGTTATGAAGCAAATATGCGGCAACGGAAATCCGAAGCCGCACTGAAACGGGAGGTGGACGAAATTGCAGGAGCGCAAGCACAACAGCAAACCGCTGTTCCTGAACGGGACGGCGGCGACCCCGGCAAAGGCGAATAATAAGAAATTTTGGGAGTTCCGCAATGCAGCTGACACCGGCGGCACGGCGGAACTTCTGCTTTATGGCTACATCAGCGAAACGAGCTGGATGGGCGATGAAGTGACCCCGAAAGAGTTCGCCGCTGATCTTGCGACGATCCCGGCAACGGAGGATTTGACGGTGCGCATTTGCAGCGGCGGCGGTGACGTTTGGGCTGCACAGGCCATCGGTGCGCTGCTGGAAAACCGGATCGGCACAGTCACGGCGCAGATCGAGGGCATTTGCGCCAGTGCCGCAACCATCGTGGCAAGTCATTGCAAGGTGGTCAAGGCGGCGGAAGATGCAACCTACATGATCCATCCCATCCGGGTGAACCCGAACGGGTTTGTGGACATGGCGGGCTTGCAGCAGCTTATGGATGCGCTGACCGTGATGCGTACCAACGTGCTGAACCAGTACGCCAAAAAGACCGGCCACACCATCGAGGAAGTGGCGGCGTGGATGGATGCTACATCGTGGTGGTCTGCAAACGAAGCCAAAGAACACGGCTTTGTGGATGAAGTCACGACCGGCAACCAAACCAAGGCACAGGTCGAAAACCGCAACGGTGCGCTGTTCATCAACAGCGTTGCCGTGCCGGGTGCTTTCGACGATGCCCCTGAATTTGTACGAAACCGCGCTGTGGTGGCCCCTGCCGCAGAGGGCGGTTTTGTAAATACCACCGACAACAGCAACCCGGCGGAAGAGCCGGACAACGACAACGGAGGAACCGAAATGGAGTTCAAGAACAAAGAAGAGCTTCGGGCGGGCTGTCCTGATCTGGTCAATGAGATCGTGAACGATGCCCGTGCAGAAGCACAGAAGCAGGAACGTGACCGTCTTGCCGCCATTGACGAGATCGCAGACACCATCCCGTCCGAGCTGGTGGCAGAAGCCAAGTATGGCGCAAAGGCTTGCACCGCACAGGAGCTTACCTACCGCGCCGCTCTGGATGCAAAGAAGAAAGGCCATAAGCTGCTGGACGATGTGCAGGACGACGCACAGGCCAGCGGCGCAAATGCCGTGGGCGGTGCAACCGCTGGCGGTGTGGGCGGTACTGGCGTGACCAACACCAAGCCGACCGATGCCGAGAAGCGGGCCGCTTTCAAGAACCTGCTGCACCCCAAAAAGGAGGACTGACCTATGGCAACTAAGATGCTGAGTGAAAAGCTGGGCGAGGTTGAGTACGACAACCTGATCGTGGGTCTGACCCCGCCCAAGCGCGTCGGTGCTGGCAAGATCGCCAGCACCGGCAGTAAAGAAGCAACCTATACCCGCGGTACTGTGTTCGCCAAGAGCGCAAAGGACGGCAAGCTGTACATTCTGGGCAGCACCGCAGCTTCCGGCGACACGCTGACCGCTGACTGCATCCTGACCGACGACGTGACCGTCCCGGCCACCGGCGATGCGACCACCACCGTTTATCTGGCTGGCTGTTTCAACCCGGACAAGCTGGTGGTCAAGGACGAGTACACCATGACCGAAGCGGACAAGAGCGCACTGCGCATGAACGGCATTGCAGTCCTGCCCGTGACTGAGATGTGAAAGGAGGATACATACAATGGCTGAGATTCTTCTGAATTTCTTCGACAACATCATTCTGGCAACAGCCGTTGAAGAGGTCGTCCCGGCGGTCGGCTTCTTCAAAGATCGCTATTTCCCGACCGGTGCAGGTGACATTTTCAAGGCCGACAAGGTTATTACCGAGTACCGCGACGGCGACCGCAAACTGGCCGCGTTTGTTGCTCCCCGTGTTGGCGACATTCCCATGACCCGCAGCGGCTATGAGATCACCAGCATCAAGCCCGCCTATATCGCACCGTCCCGTCTGCTGACGCTGGACGAGCTGACCAAGCGCGGCTTTGGCGAAGCAATCTATCCCGGCATGGACGAGCAGCAGAGAGCCGCCCGCCTGCTGGTGGATGATATGGCCGACATGGATGCCCGCATTACCCGCCGCGAAGAGTGGATGGCTGCGCAGACCATGATTAACAACGGCTGCGATATGGTGGAGTACATCGACGATGTGACGCAGGGCGACACCAAGCAGGTGCGCTTCTTCACCGGCGAAAAGAGCAACCACCTGTATACCGTGGCAAAGAAGTGGAACGAGACTGGCGGCGATTACCGCAGCGATGTGCGTAATATGTGCCGTATGCTGTCCTCCCGCGGCCTGCCCGCTGCCGATCTGGTTCTCGGTACGGATGCTGCTGACTACATCCTGACCGATGAAGCAACCCAGCGGCTTCTGGACAAGAACAGTGGTATCATCACCGGCGAGATTCGCCAGCAGCTTTCCAAGTACGACGGTGTTGTGCTCATGGGCACTCTGAACTTCGGCGGCTTCATGCTCACCGTGTTCAGCGTCGATGAAACCTACTCCGACGACCACGGCCTGACGAAGAAGTATTTCCCCGCCGATGCTGCTATGGTGACTGCTCCCAACTGCGGCCACATGATGTACGGCTCCATCACCCAGATGGATTACGGTCAGGTGAACTACTCGACCTATGCTGCAAAGCGTGTTCCGAAGTTCGTCGTGGATCAGGACAAGGACACCCGCAAGCTCCGTCTGGGCTGTCGTCCTCTGGCCGCTCCCAAGAACAAGAACCCGTACATCTTCGCCGCAAACGTGGTGGGCTAAACCGGAAAGGAGCAGCTACATGAAAATCGTTCAGATCATCGCCGGTGGTTACGGCCACCGTCCCAAGGCAAACGCCCCCGCCAAGCTGATTCTGGCGGGGGAATTTGTTTGCCTTGATGATGCCGAAGCTGACCGCCTTGTGCAGCAGGGCGTGGCAGTCTATGGCGAACCGGACGAGGAAACCCGCGAGATTGTGGAACAGGCAGATGCAGACGGCAACGAGCCTGAACCGCACCCCGCCGCGGCGGACAAAACGCCCCGCAGGAAGGCCCGCAAGACCTCTGCGGAGTAAACGGGTGCGACCATGACCGACTTTCTGGAAATGGCAATGGCTGACATTGACGAGGTTTTCTTTCAAGAGTTTGTCGAAAAGCACACCATCGACGGAGAAGAGTTCGATGTTGTGCCGTATGAGGTAGACCTGAGAGAACGCAAGTCGCACTGGGAAGCCGGAGCCAAACAAAACTTCGACCAAGGACTGTATATTTCTCAAAAGCAGTTTTTTGTTCGCGTTGCTGATTATGGCCCTGCTCCTAAAATCGGGAAACCGATGGAGTACGACAAGATCACCTACTCGGTGAAGAGCTGCCAGATAGAACATGGTCTGTATTTGGTCACGTTGGAGAGGGTGCGGCAGTAATGGCAAAAGCAATCTATGACGTGCAAGTGCCAAACATCGGTGAGGTGGAACGTGCGCTCGGCGATCTGCATGACAAGGCTCCCAGAGCCATGAAGAATGCAGTCAACCAGACCGCCACGAGAGCCAAGAACATGATGGTTCGGCAGGCACGGCTTCGGTACGCCGTCAATTCCGCCGGTCGCCGTCACCTGAATGCGTTGAAAATCCGCAACAGGGCGACGACGCAGAACCCCACGGCGGAGATTTTTATTTCCAGCCGCCGAAACGATCTGGGCGATTTTCAGTCAAACCCGGCTGTTCCTCACATGGGAACAAGCTGGGTTTTGTCGCCTGAGTTCCACACCTCCCGTGTCTTGAAGAAAAATCCGATGGCCCCGCTGACCGGCGGACAGACCGATTACGGTCAGGCGAGTAAGGGCTTTCTGGTGAAGTTCGACAGTGGACACGTTGGCATGGTGCAGAGGATTCTCGGTCGTCCGGCGACAAACCCGAAATCGACAAGATGGAGGAACAGGAACGGCATCGTAGAAAAACTCTACACCATGTCCAGCCCGTCGGCCAGTGCTATGCACAGTACGGTATGGCGGGAAGAGGTGGAACCGGACAGCGAGATCATCTTGCAGGAGCGGTTACAGCATGAGGTGTCCAAGATTCTGCTGCAAGCCGGGAGGAAAGCAAAGTGAGAGAAAGAAACTATACGCCGGTTGACGCTGTGAAGTGTCTGCACGAAGAGCTTGAAAAACTCTTTGAGGGCAAGACGTTCAGCGGTCAGGGCGAAGATAAGCCGCTCAACATCTTCGACTTTGAATTTCCGACCGACTTCGGCAACGACGAAGATGTGGACACAGTAGCCGCCGCCGCCCCGTTTATTCTGGTCAAGGCCGCAGGTTGGAGCATCGACAAGATGGAAGAACCGGAACTGGTGGACATGAGCCTGATTATTTGTACATACCAGACACCCAGCCGCAATAAGGCGGAGGGAGCGCGGGACATGAAAGCCCCGGCGGTGCTGGACTTGTACAACATCATGCAGGATTTGGCCCAGCATTTCCGCGTCTACAACGTCTTTGGCGATTACTTCAACGTGCTGCTCCCCATTGATTGTGCGATCCAGCAGGATAACACAAGTCCGTACTACTTCGCTACCGTGCAGATGGACGTGACCTGCCCCAGCATGAGCAGCGAGAACAACCCAGAAATTGAGGTGTTAATATGAGCGAGAGAAAGCAGACCGCCGCAGAGAATACCGCAGCGGTGAAAAAGACCGGCCCTGTTGTGTACTGTGGCCCGTCCGTAAAGAACACTGTGAAGCAGTTTACCGTGTACAGCGACGGCGACGCGCTGCCGGATGCGGTGACTGACTTCCTGAACAGAATCCCGGCGGCACGGGGCCTGATGGTTCCCATCGCCGACTTCGCAAATACTCGCGCAGCTCTGGAAAACCCCAAGAGCGGCGCGGGTATTATTTTTGCCGCGGTTAAGGCGGCACTGAACTAAAGGAGGGAGTAACGCATGGCAGTTTATAAGCATGGCGTTTACGTCACTGAGCAGCCGACCGGTGTTGTTGCACCGGTACAGTCTACCGCTGGTTTGCAGGTGGTGATCGGTACTGCGCCGATCAACCGCGCCAGCGACCCCTATCACTGCACCAACACCCCGATGCTGGCAAACACCCTGAAAGGTGCGACCGCAGCGGTCGGTTATAGCAACGACTACGACAAGTACACCATCTGTCAGAGCATGGGGGCCTGTTTCAAGGTGATGGGCGTTGCGCCGGTGATCCTGATTAACGTCCTCGACCCCAACAAGCACAAGAAGGACATGGCAGAAACCACCGTGCAGGTCAACAGTGGCGTTGCAACTGTGGAGCAGAAAGACATTCTGCTGGACAAGCTGGTTGTCAAGTCCGCATCTACGACCCTGACCGCTGGCACGGACTACACCGCAGCCTTTGACGATGACGGTTATGTGACCATTGCCATCATCCCCGGCGGAAAGGCCGCGAGCGCAACCAGCCTGACCGTGAGTGGTGTGCAGATCGACCCTGATGCCGTTACCGCCGCCGACATTGTGGGCGGTGTGAATGCCAAGGGCGTAGAAACCGGCATGGAGGTAATCCGTCAGATTTACCCCGCGCTGAACATGACCCCCGGTATTCTGCTGGCTCCCGGTTGGTCGGAGAATGCTACCGTTGCCGCTGGCTTGCAGGCGAAAACCGGCAACATCAACGGCGTGTTCCGAGCTGTTTGTATCGTGGATATTGACAGCTCTGCCACAGGAGCAACCACCTACACCGAGGTAAAGCAGCAGAAAGAGAAGCAGGCGGTCACTAGCCCGAACTGCTACCCTGTCTGGCTGTATGCCAAGGTGGGTGATACGCGCTATGCTGGCTCCGCTATGGCGGCGGCGCTGACCGTGGCGACCGATGCAGCCAACGGCGACATTCCTCATGTCAGCCCGTCCAACAAGACGCTGGCAATCTCTGCCGCCTGCCTGAAAGACGGTACGGAGGTGCTGCTGGATCAGGAACAGGCGAACGTCGTCAACTCGTTCGGCGTGGCAACGTGGCTGAACATGAACGGTTTCAGACTGTGGGGCAACAACACCGCAGCGTATCCGGGCACTACCGACCCCAAGGATCGCTGGTTCAGCGTCCGCCGCTTTATGAGCTGGGACGACAACACGTTCATTCAGACCTACTTCCAGAAGGTCGATGATCCTCTGAACAAGCGTCTGATCGAAGCTCTGGTGGACAGCGAGAATGTGCGCGGAAACAGCTTTGTCAGCCGTGGCATTTGCGCCCGCCATGAGATTCAGTACATCGAAAGCGAGAATCCCACCACCTCGCTGCTGAACGGCTGCATTACTTTCCACAAGTATCTGTCTCCGTTCAACCCGGCAGAGGACATCGAAGAGCTGGTGGAGTTCGATCCAAACGCAATCTCTGATGCGCTGGGCGGCTAAAAGAGGAAGGAGGAAATAAACAATGGCACTGGATACTAACCTGACCCCGGAAATTGTCAACAGCTTCAACGTCTACATTGACGGCGTGAAAGCAATCGGCACGGCCCCGGAGATCACCCTGCCGCAGATCACCTCGGAAACTATTGACGTTTCCGGTTCTGGCATCCTCGGCAAAATCTCCGCACCGAATATCGGCCAGTTTGAGAGCATCGAGCAGGAGATTTCTTTCAACCTCGTGTATTCGAGCTTTGTCAACGTCCTGTCCCCGAAGCGTCAGGTCAATCTGACTTTCCGTGTGGCACAGCAGGCGGTCGATAAGAGCCTTGGTTATGCCTACAAGGGCCTGCGCATCGTTGAGGTCGGTCGTGTCAAGGAGTTCACTCCCGGCAAGATCAAGGCGGGCGAGGGCATGGAAGCAAAGGTCAAGCTCGAACTGACCTACCTGATGATCGAGAACGACGGCGAAGAGATTATCGCTATCGACAAGCTGAACGGTATCTACCGTGTGCAGGGTGAGGATATGCTGGCGGACGTTACCGCACTGATCTGATCCCACTGGAACGAATGACCGCCCCGAAAGACCGGGGCGGTCAATTTTTTGTATCAACAGAAAGGAAATAGTCATGGAAAAGAACATTTCTACCGCCGCAGAGCAGACCGAAACCGCAGAGGTAAAGAAGAACCCGAAAATCGTTGAGCTGGCTCGTCCCTACAAGTTCGATGATACGGAGTACACTGAGATCGACCTGTCCGGTCTGGACAAGCTGACGATCAAGGACGCAGTTCTTATCATCAAGAAGCTGTACAACGAGGGCGAGATGGCGGCAATGATTACTCCCGAAACCGCCACTGCCTATACCGACGCTCTGGCCGCAGCCGCAACGAAGCTCCCCATTGAGTTCTTCGAGCTGCTTCCTATCGGAGCAAGCAAGAAAGTGCGCCAGACCGTGCAGGCATCTCTCCGCAATGCGACCGCAGACGACGACAACAAGGACAAGCATAGCCACGTTATGAAGTTCGGCAAGCCCTACACCTACAAGGGCGAAACCTATACCGAGATCGACCTGTCCGGTGTTGCCAACATGACGGGCATGAACGTCCGTCAGGCGGAGAACCGCATGGAGGAAGAAGATATTCGTGCGGCAGAAAAGACGCTGAACTACTACTACTGCTGTCTGATCGCTTCTATGGCGACCGGTAAGGATGTTGCTTTCTTCCTTGGCCTGCCGCTGTCGGAAGCTGTGCAGCTCCGCGCAGAGGTCAACCACAAGGATTTTTTCGCTTAAAGGGCGGCTACAAAACGATAAGAAAGGCGGCGATAAGCCTAGCCACGGTTACGCATACCAGTGCGGATTTCTACCTCAATCTGCCGGTGCGTGAGCTGGTAGAAATTCACGGGGAGGTGGCGGAGGAATGGCAAAAAATCAAGAGCTAGAGCTTTCTATTCTGATCGGCGGACACGTTGACAACTCGCTTGCACAGGCAGTCAAGTCAGCAAATTTGCAGATTGGAAGTATCGCAAACGGTGCATCGAAGTTCGCGGCAGACATTGCAAAGGGCGCAGCCGTTGCCGCAGGAAGCGTAGCGGCTGGCGTGGTGAACACCACAAAAGAAGCAGTCTCTTTCGAGAGCGAGATGCTGGATGTGACAAAGTACGTTGGAGGTCTGACAGACGACAACGGAAAAATTGTCCACGAGAACTACGCACAAATGTCGAAAGACATTCTTGATTTAAGCACGGAGATTCCGTACACCGCAAAAGAGCTTACCCGCCTTGCGGCTGCTGCCGGTCAGTCCGGCAAAAGCATGGACGACCTGATAAGCGAGGGCTTCCTGCGTGACGTTGCCGAAATGGGAACGGCTATGGATATTTCCGCAGATCAGGCGGGCGACTGGGCCGCAAAATGGGAGGTTGCATTCGGAACCAACCACGAGGGCGTTATGAAGCTGGCCGACCAGATCAACTATCTGGGCGCACACTATGCGACGACAGCCGCAGAAATTGCGCAGACGGTCAACGACACCGGCTCACTTGGCTTGATCGCTGGCATGGACACGGATCAGACCGCCGCCCTGTCAACGGCTCTGTTGGCAATGGGCGTTAATTCCAGCACGGTTGCAACGTCTATCCGCCGTATGTACACAAACCTCACAATGGGGTCAAAGGCGACAAAAGCCCAGAAAGAAGCCTTTGAAGAACTGGGATTCAGTGCAACGCAGTTTGCAAAAGATATGCAGAAAGTCGATGCAAACGGAAAGTCCCTTGCGCCGGAAGCGTTGAAGAAACTGTTTACGGCGATAGGGCGGCAGGACGAGGATAAGCAAGTTGGCTACCTAAAAACGTTGCTCGGCCAGTGGGCTATCGAGAGCGGCGCAAAGCTGACCGGAAATCTTGACCTCTTCGTACAAACGCTGGACGATGTGGGCGATGCTTCAAAGTACAACGGAAGTATGTACAAGGAATTTCTGCTGAAATGCGAAACCTCTGAATCGGTGTTGTCGATGATGAGCAACGCATGGCGGGCCGTCCGCATCGAGATCGGAAACAACTTCCTGCCGATTCTGAAAGAGGTTGCCGGTGTTGTCATCGACAAGCTCAATGACTTCCGCACAGCCCTGCCGGATATAACGGCACGGGTAAGGGAAGTTATCGAGTATCTGCTGAACAACGGCGACAAGGTAGCCGCAACGCTCGGCGGAATCGGCGCAGCGTGGGCTGGTATGCGGTTTGCACCGCAGATTCTTCAAGTCGTCAGTGGGGTCACAAAGGGCGTGAGCGGGGCCGTCACCGGCGGCGGGGCGGCTTTCAATGGAATCCGCACCATCGCCAGCGGTATGGGCTATGGCGCACAGATGGCAAGCATCCCGCCTTCGTCTGTTGGCCCGCAGCCCAAAAACTCACTGCTGAAAAGCATAGCGACAAGAGCGAACGGCGCGGGAATTGGTCTGTGGGCTACCATGAAAAACTTTACCGGGCTGACAAAGGCTGACGGAAAGGATTTGGGAAAATCCAAAATCAGCTTTGTTCGGGATGTTATGGGAGCAACGGAGCGCGGACAAACCATCCGACAGAGCTTCCCCTATATCAACGGCGTTATGTCTGCTGCGTCTGACTTCGGAAAGACGAAAATCGCATCCGGCATCGGTGGAGTTGCCAAGCAGATTTTCACGGGAATCATCGGCCCGAACGGCATCGACGTGGCGAAACTTGCAGGAGGACTAAAAAACTTCGGTGGGGCTACGGCTGCTGTATTTGGAGCGATGCCCGGAAATGCTGCAAAAGCTGGCGTGAATTTCCTCTCAAAGATGAACTTTGCAAACGGTACTGGTTTGGGAAGAACCATCTACCGAATGGCAAACAGCACGCAGGGATTGAGCGGAAAGGCTGCTCTTGCGCAGATGGGGTACATCTTCAACCAGACGCGCCCCGGACAAGTGCTGTCTGGCGCAACCGGATTTATAAAAAATGCAGCTCCGGCGGTGGCAGACTTCGGCGGCAAGGCGTTCGGGCTGGGCAAGGCCGTGGCATCGCCAGTCCTGAAAGGCGGTTTCAACATCTTCGCTGGCCTTATGTCAACATTCGGGCCAGTGATTGCCGGTCTGGGCGGTGTGATTGCGGTGGTCAGTCTGCTGGGAGATCACTTCGAGGATATTCGCAAGATCATCGGACAGGTGTTTGGCGAAAAGGGGCTGACGCTCTTTGATGGATTCACCGGGAAAGTGCAGGGTATCGCGGGGAACATCCACGATACTTTGAGCAATGCTTTCTCACTGGAAAACCTGCAAAACATCCAGCAAGGTTTAAGCGGAAAGAGCATCCTCGGAATTGACGATCTAGGAACTACGTTCGGTGCAGTGATCCCAATCATCGAATCGGTAAAGGACTTGATTGGTCAGATCGTAGACCTCGGCGTGAACCACATCAAACCGTTACTGGCGGATGTGCTGAGCTTCGCGGTAAACGATTTGTTCCCGGCGGTATCGCCGCTGATAAGCATGATTATCAGTCTGGTCGGAACGACCTTGATAAATGCAATCAAGCTGGTGGTCGATGTGATCCACGGTCTGCTGCCGGTGATCGAGCCTGTGATCCAGTCCATCGTTGGGCTGATAAAAGGCATCGTGTCGGTGACGATTACGGTTGTCAACGGCATCATTCATGCCCTGAACAGTTTCTCGTTCACGGTTCCCCAGTGGCTTGAAAATGTTCCGGTGGCGAAGAGCTTTGCCGGTAAGACATTCGGTTTCAACCTGTCGGAAGTGGCAATGCCTGCTTTCGCCAACGGTGGCTTTACCCGCGGGGTGAGCATCGCCGGTGAAGCAGGAACGGAAGCCGTAATTTCTTTCAAGCCCAGTGTCCACGACAGCAACGTGGAAAACTGGGTGCGAGCTGGCCGTATGCTGGGCGTGTCCGGTGAGGATGCGACCCGCGCAGCCGGTGCACAGAACGTCCAGTATTTTTCCAACGGTGGATTTACCGACGGAAGCAAGGAGAAGCTGAACAACCTGATCGACTTCTCCAAAGCCTACGGCGATTACGCACTACGTTCCAATGGCATCAAGTCCACTGGCGATGTGGTGTCGATGATGTGGACGGTGGCGAACAACGCCATGTCCGGTGATGGTTCCTTGGAACTGGCAGCGACAAGCATCGCCGCAGATGTTGTCCCGCTGGTACTGAACAAGTATTTTGGCGGGGACAGCACGATCACCTCTGTGCTGACCGAAGCAGCAAAGACCTACAACGGCGGCACGGTGCTGTCGAGCTGGGAAAACGGTGTCTTGACCGATACCGGAACGCCGCTCTATATGCTGCCGCAGCAGGATGCGGCACAAATGCCCGCCATAGAAACGCCCGACGTTCCGGCTGAAACGTACCAGACCGCGAAAGAACTTGCAGAGAACAGCGCAACAGGCAACGAGAAGCTGAACAACCTGATCGACTTCTCCAAAGCCTATGCCGACTATGCCCTACGCTCTAACGGTATCCGCACGGCGGGGGACGTAGCATCTATGCTGTGGACGGTCGCCAACAACTCGCTGGCCGGTGACGGCTCTCTGGCTCTGGCAGCTACCAGCATTGCCGCTGATGTTGCCCCGCTGGTACTGAACAAGTATTTTGGCGGGGACAGCACGATCACCTCTATGCTGACCGAAGCGGCCAAGACCTATAATGGCGGCACGGTGCTGTCGAGCTGGGAAAACGGTGTTCTGACCGACACCGGAACACCGCTCTATATGCTGCCGCAGAGAGACACCGAGAAAACCCTGCCGGATATGCCGTCCAGTGCATACCGCGCCGCGGGCGGCGGTGACGGCGGAAGTTCCAGCAGCATCAAGGATTCCCAGTTTGTCTTTTCGCCGCACATCACTGTCGGCAGCGGGACAAACATGGAAGAGCTTGAACGCGAAATGCGGAAGCTATTTGAAGAGTTCAAACAGGAAATGCGTGAAAAAGAGCGTGAACAGGGCCGTGTCAAATATGCTTCGTAAGGGGGTGGCCTGATGGCGTACACGACAAAGAGCGGCGACACTTGGGACGGCATTGCGAAATCCGTCTACGGTGACGAGCTGAAAGCCGATGTGCTGATGGCCGCAAACCGGGAGTACATCGAGATTTACAGATTCGATTCCGGCGTTGAGCTAGTCACGCCGGACATTGAAGAAGAGGTGGCGGCAAACGATAACCTGCCGCCGTGGAAAAGGTAGGTGGTGATATATATGATTGCGATTCAGCCCAGAAAAACGATCCTGAAATTGGAGTACAACGACACCGATATTTCCGGGGACATTTCCGGGGATGTGGAGAGCTTCACCTATAACGACCGGGGAGCAGATTCGAGCGACAGCATTTCCATCAAGGTAAACGCGGTGGATGATAAGTGGATCAACTCGTGGTTGCCGGATAAGGAAGCTGTGCTACACCCGACACTCTGCACGAAAAACTGGATCGTGCAGGGTGACAGCACCCCGCTTGACTGCGGGACGCTGGTGGTGGACGATCTCAGCTATTCCGCTGGGCCGTGTGTGCTGACCATCGGCGCGGTGGCCCGTCCGAACGGAACGAGCTTTCACGAAAAAAACCAAGAGTGCGTCTGGAAAAAGACCTCCATCAAGCGCATCGCTCAGACCATTGCCGACCGGTACGGGCTGGGGTGCAGCATGGATGCCGAGGACGTGGACATTGCGCTGAAAGAGCAGGACGACACGGATAGTTCGTTCCTACAAAAACTTTGCAGCACATACGGCCTGATCCTCAAAACCTACCGGAGCAAAATCTGGATTTTTGATCGTGAGCAGTACAAGAAAAAGGATGCAGTAGCAACCTTTACCCCGGCGGACATTGTGCCTAACTCTTTGAGCTGGAACACAACGCTTTCCGGGACGTACACCGGTGGAGAGTTCACCTACTCGAACCAAAAAAAGAAAGTCAACATCAAGGTCACAATCGGTACTGCCGACAGGATGCTGAAACTGAACCAGTATGCGTCCAGCGAAGCGGACGCAAAAAGGCAGCTTCAAGCGGCCATCGACAACAAGAACCATTCGGCCACGACCATTTCTTTTTCGACGATGGGAAATCTGAGTCTGTGTTCGACCATGTGCATCAATATAAAGGGACTAGGGAAACTGAACGGGAAGTATTACATGGACACCGTGAGCCACACGCTGAACAAATCTTCCGGTCTGGTGACGAAAGTTTCTGCAAGCAGAGTGGGAGGGTAACAGCATGAGCAGCGTTATCCGAATTGGCTCTGTGTCCAAGGTGAACTACGAGGACGGAACCATTGAGGTTACATACGAGGACCGAGCCGATTCGGTCACGGATGAAATCTGCATGGTTTCCAATGCCATGTACCGGATGCCGGTCGTAGGCAAGCTGGTCTGCGTCCTCCACAACTCCGACAGTCAGGAAATGGGAACGTGCATCGGCACGATCTGGAATGAGGACAACAAGCCCGTCGAGGGCAAGAAAGGCCGCTACCGGCACGACTACAACGACGAGCAGGGAAAAGCATTTGAGCAGTACGACAGCGACACCGGCGACTACACGGAAACCATCGACGGCAATGTGAAAGAAGCCGTTGGGAAGAACGTGGAGTACACCGTCAAGGGCGACATGACTTTCAAGGTGGGAAGTTCCACCGTAAAGGTGTGTCAGAACGGAACGGTTGAGATCAAGGGCGTTACGCTGAACTTCAACGGAACGACGGTGAACATCAAGGGATCGACCGTGAATATCTCTGGTGGCTCCGGCGATTGCAAGATCAACGGCATTTCTCTGGTAAACCACAAGCACACTCATTCTGGTGCGGCCACGGCTGGCCCGTATGTTGTTGCTGGCGAAACCGGAACTCCGACACCGTAAGGGGGTGATCCTATGGCATGGGGAAGCATTGGATGCTATGCGGGACTGATATTTACGGTATCAAGTTGGCGTGTCTTGACACCTGACAATATCAACGGAAGCACATCAAGCAACTGGGCCACGCACAGTGTAATCGGCGGCAAAGACAAGAGCGAGTACACGGGGCCGGGTTTGAAGTCGTACCAGTTTGAAATCCAGTTGGTTTCAAAGCTGGGCGTGAACCCGCGCAAAATCTTTGACGCACTCATGAAGCACTGTGAAGCTGGAACGATTGACTACTTCATCCTGAACAACAAACCTATGTCGCAGAATCCGTTCAAGTTGACAAAGGTGACGACGGGCTGGGGTGCGGTGCATCGTTTCTGGGGACTGAAAGACGGTAAGGTTACTTTGACGTTGGAGGAATACGCACCGTGAGCGACGATATGGAAACTATGACGCTTGGCGGCTTCGACGTTGAGATTGAGCCGTCTGGCAAAACCGAAGAACTGGATATTTACAACTGTCTGCTGACACTCTATGGCAGCAAAGAGGGAGAACAAGCCCTTGACCGGGAGTTTGGCTTGAACATGGAATGTTTGAGCCTGCCTGCCGAAGCTGCACAGGCGGTGCTTACAGCAGAGATCATTCGCAAAACAAAGAAGTACGAGCCGCGGGCAGAAGTGCTGGAAGTGCAGTATGAAACGAGCCACAGCCAGCAAGGACGCATCCGGCCAAAGGTGGTGGTGCAGATTGTCTAACATTGCTGAGTTTGCCGATATACCGGAGTACAGCGTTACCGGAAACCTTACGTTGCAGGATGTAAGCAATCTGGTGACGGAAATCTATACCCGGAACTATAAGGCCGTGAACGGTACGGCCCCGCCCCTGAACAAAGCAGACCCGATTATGCTTACCCTGAAAAGCATGACGGAGCTGTACTACATGATGATTCAGATTGCGGAGAAGCGCACCCGCTGTGCGCTGCTAAAAACAGCGACCGGCGCAGAGCTGGACAACATGGGCTTGCCGTTTGGCGTGAAGCGCACCCCGGCAACCTATGCAACGGTGACGGTTCGCTTTACGCTGTCTGCCGTTCAGAAAACCGTTGCCATGATCCCGCAAGGAACCCGCGTCAGAACTGCCGCGGGTGTTTATTTTGCCACAATGGACTATGCACAGATCGACATTGGCAAGACCTATGTGGATGTGCTGGCACAGGCCGAAGTGGTAGGCGCGGGCGGCAACGACATTCCGCCCGGTGTTGTTGATACACTGGTTGATGCCATTCCGTATGTGGCGGCGGTGGAGAACACCGACACCAGCAGCGGCGGCGCAGACGTGGAGAGCGACGACAGTCTGACCCGTAGAATCTGGCTTTCGCCTACGACCTACTCCTGCGCTGGGCCGAGGGACGCTTACGAGTTCTGGGCTATGTCGTTCCGATCGGATGTAGAAAGCGCAATCGCTGTTAGTCCGAGGAATGTTGCCTGCACGGTGTACATCTTCTTCATGTTGACCGGCGGAAAGATGCCAAGTGAAAAGGACGTAAGTGAAATGCAAACGTACCTGATGAACGAAGCCCGCCGACCCATGACGGACCTTGTAATCTGCAAGGCCCCGGAGGAAGTAGAGTACAGCATCGACTTTACTTATTACATCGGCTCTGGAAATTCTAAGAGTGCAAGCATCGTTCAGGAGAACGTCACAAAGGCCGTGGAAGAGTTTCAGGTGTGGCAGCGTTCTATCGGGCGGGACATAAACCCGTTGGAGCTTGCTTCCCGTCTGCGGGCAGCGGGCGTAAAAAGGATAGAGATGCGCCAACCGGTCTACAAGGTGGTCGAGAGCGGAGCAGATTCGGGAAAAGCTGTTGTGCAGATTCCGAAACTGAGCGGAACGCCGACGATCACCTACGGAGGTATCGAGGATGATTAACCTGCGGGATGCAAGGATCACGGACGGACTGCCGCGAATCGTTGCCGCTCAACCGTGGGCGCAAGTCCTGTCTGCCGTTTATGGAGAACTGCAAGACAGGATGTTTGAATATCTCGATGCGGGCACAACATTCTCGGAAGTGGACACCTGCAATGAGGGTGTACTGGATCAGATGGCGGTTTACCTCAAAATCGAGTGGTACGATCCTAACGCCGATCTGGAAACAAAGCGCAGAATCGTACAAACAGCAATCGAGATTCAGCGATATGCGGGAACGGTAAAGGCAGTCCGGGAGCAGGCGAGTGCCGTATACCCGGATTCTGAGGTGGAAGAGTGGTTCGACTACGGCGGCACCCCCGGCTTCTGGCGGCTGAACGTCAACATTACCGAAGCTCCGGCGCAGTATCACACCATCCGGGAAATGGAGGAATTGCTGGGATATACCAAACGCCTGTCTGCTCACCTTGAACAGATCAGTTACATGGTACGGCACAGCATCGGCGTTGGCGTGACAGTGGAGTGCATGGCTTACAAAGTGCCGGAGTGCGGAATACCGTACTGTGGAACATACTGGAAACCGGCACAGCTTGGATACTCGACCGGCGAGGGACTGAACGTAGCACCGAACGTCGAAGCGTTCCTTGCATTCCCGGAAATCACGGGCACGATCCCGGAGGTGGCAACGAAAGGTTGGAGCGCAGGACAAGAACTGCAATCTGCCCCGGCGGTGGATGGCTACACCATCACCCCGGCGGAAACTGGAAGCGGCGTGACCGGCGACTTGCCCGTTACCAGCACAAAGGGCTACACCGCCAATATGCCGCTCTACTCTGAAACCAGAGTGGAAGCGTTCACGGGAAGTCCGGGCGAAGCGGGCGATTCGACAACCGGCACAAAGCCGATGGCCGCAATGCTGGGAGCAAGCGCGGAAGCAACAACGGAAGGTCAAGTGAAAGTGGAGACGTTCAAGGTGACACTGAACGTCTGCGGAAAGACCTATCTGTAACAAGCTGCAACAGCCCGAAAGGGCTTTTTCTTTTGCAGAGAAAGGAGAAAGAAGATGGCATTTTTCACGGAGAATTTTCTGAACAACCGCCGCGCTGAACTGCTGCGGGCGGTAACTCGCTTTCAGTACCAGCTCAACAAGAGCACATGGATTGATGGCGAGATCAACAGCAAGGAGATTGCCGGGACTGCTGTGGTGGTCTGTGTCAATGCGCCGAGTTCCGGGGCGAAGGACACGATTACCGGTGTGCGCGTCTACGACAACAACGGCGAGCTGGCCGGGAGCCAGAGCGTGAGCCTGTCCCGCGACAGCATCAACGCCGGTCTGCTGCGCTTTACTTTCCCGCTGATCGAGGTCGAACCCGAAGTGCTTCGGATAGCGGAAGCGAACGCGGAACTGGCAAGCACCTTTTGAGCAAGGAGGGATAAGAGAAAATGTTCAAGAGAACCTTTTGGCGCAACCACGTTGAGGATCAGAAAGGGCAGGTAATCCAGCAGGGCACGTTGCTGGAACAGGATCAGTTCAACCGTATGGAGGTCGGAATCTCTGATTCCACCACGGCGGCGAACATCATCAATATTATGCTGCTCTGGTTCGGTCGCCGTCTGGGTGTGCTGGAAACGTCCAGCAACAGCCATGACACCGACATTGCCAGCATCAAGACCCTGAACAGCCAGCAGGACACCCGGCTGGCCGCACTGGAAAAGACTACCGGCAGTCACACTACGGACATTGCCAGCATGAAGAACACCGACACGCAGCAGAACAGCCGCTTGTCTGCGCTGGAACCGGAGGTGGCGGCAGAAGTCAAAGAGGTGACGCTGAAAAACGGCAGTAAGTGGCCGTTCGGGATCAACGAGGTCAGCGTGGGACTGGCAAAGACCCGAAAGAATGCTAACTATGGCGTGGATGTGTATGTGAAGAGCTACACAGGCGGACGGCTGGGAGACGTTACCGTGTCTGGCAAGCTGACCAACGGCTTCAAACTGAAACATGACGGTTCCGCTCAGACCGTTGTGGTTGTTGTGAGAGTAACGGGAGGTATGAACTGATGAAAGTTATCGAACTGAACGAGGGCCGCAAGGTTGAGTACGGTCTGCGCGGCACGAAGCTGGACTTTGCGGATGGTACTCTGACCATGAACCTTGCAAAGTACCAGCGTGACTACCCTGTGACCAAGACCATCACCGGCGATGCCGAGGGCAATCTGCTGATCGATGGCAGCGAGAGCCGCTTCTATGTCGCAGAGGTTGAAATCCCTGCAATCGAGTACGAGGACGTAGAGGTTGAGGGGGAAGCAGAGAACGCCACCGCAACCGCTGCTGTGGAAGATACGGAGAAAACCGAAGAGGAAACGGCCCCGGCGGAAGATACCGCACCCAAGACCCACATTGAGCGCAAGGCAAAGCCGCTGAACACGGACGATGTAACCCTGCGCCTGTGGTCTATCGAAGATTTTGACATTCTGTAAGGAGGAAAAAGACTATGGCAACTAACTTTGATGCTACCCGCCTTGCGGTACAGACCGCATTCCCTACCAATGACCTGCTCTTCGACGACAAGGAGATGCCGTCTATCCATGTGTTCATCCCGAAGTTCCGCCTGTGCGATGTTCTGTCCACGCAGAGCACCGAAACGCACCCGGCCTTTATCGTGAACGGCAAGGAGATCGACGGCTTCTGGTTCGGCAAGTACCAGAGCACCTGCACTGACAGTGGCCGTGCATACAGCCTGCCCGCAGAGGACCCCACCGTGTCCCACAACCTCGACTGGTTTGTGACCCAGACCAATGCAAAGGGCGCGGGCTGGCACGAGATCAGCAACGCAGAGTGGGCGGCGGTCGCGCTGTGGTGTCATAAGCACGGCTGTGAGCCGAAGGGCAACAACAACTACGGCAAGGATACTTCCGAGAGTTTTTACGAAGCAATCCCTGTCCCCGGTGTGCAGGACAACAGCAAGACTGCCCGCGTCCGCACTGGCACTGGCCCGCTGCCGTGGAGCCACAACGGACGCATGGACGGTATCTGGGACATGAACGGCAATGTGTGGGAGTGGTGCATCGGCCTGCGTCTGGTCAAGGGCGAGTTGCAGATCATCCCCAACAACAACGCCGCGGACAACAGCGTGAGCAACGGTGCATCCAGCAGTGCATGGCGGGCAATCAAGGCAAGCGATGGCTCTCTGGTCGCTCCTGATGGAAACGGAACGACCACCGGAACCATCAAGCTGAATGTTGTGGCTGGCAAGGCTGTGTGGGACAGCACTATCTCGGACCAGAAGGACGAGGGACGCGGTTGCTCGTTCAAGGATATTACCGCCAGCTCTGCCGTTGGTGATGCTGCAAAGCTGATCCTCATGTCCCTTGCTCTGATGCCGGACACCGCGCTGACCGGGGACGGTATCGATGCCACCTACGGCAATGATTATTTCTGGTTCAACAATGGCGCAGAGGAGCGGTGTCCGATTCGCGGTGGCAACTGGAGCAACGGCTCGGATGCCGGTGTGTTCTACTTGAACCTCAGCTATCCGCGTTCCATTTCCGACTGGAACTTCGGGGGCCGTTCCGCTTTTGTAAAGCTGCCAGCAGAAGCCTGATAAGCTGACGGTCTGCGCGGTAGCGCAGACCAAAGTAAAAATAGAACAGAATGCGCGGTGCGCCAGCGGCACACCGCGCTGATTTTTTGGAGGTGTTGACTGTGCCGAATGCAGAAGCCGAAGTGCCGCCCCAGCAGGGCGACAAAAAGAAGAGGACTGAACCGTTCCATTTGGCGGAGAAAATCGAAGAAATGGTTGACTACGGTTATCCGATCACGCAGAGCTTTCCGAGAAAAGACCGTGAACTTGCGGATGAACTTCGCAGAAGTATGTTGGCGATTCTTCGATACAGCGTTGAGATAGACAGACGATATTTCAAAAAGACCACCACACAAAATCTGGATGTGGAACTGGCCGTGTTGAGAAAGTTTGTTAGGCTGGCGGCGAGTAAAAAATTACACGGGGGCAAGTACCCGCCGCCATTGACGATACACCAATATGAAACGTGGGCAAAATTTAACGATGAAATAGGTAGGCTGTTGGGCGGCTACATAGCTTCGCTCTAAAGCCTACCGTTTTCATACGGGAACAGGCTATTTACAGCGGTGTCCGATTCGCGGTGGCAACTGGAACAACGGCACGAATGCCGGTGTGTTCAACTTGAACCTCAACAATCCGCGTTCCAATTCCAACTGGAACATCGGGGGCCGTTCCGCTTTACACCTACAAAACACATTATGTGCGGTGACACCACACTGGATATGGGGGCTGTGATCCACGGGTCGCAGTCGGTGTGTGGGTCTAAAGGAGCCTGTTTCCGTTCCGGCCAGCACGACCGGAAAAAATCTGTATTGCCGTGGAAACGGAAACGCTACACGCGGCGTGGTGGAATTGAGGGCAGAAATGCCAAATGAAATAAACACAATTCAAAATGCGTGGAATGTGATCTGCGAGTTTGAGTACCTCGTGGAAGCTGACCACAACGCCCGCAAGGGCAAGAGATACCGTTCGGAAGTTCTGGCGTTCACTGCGAATCTGGAACACAACTTGTTCCTGATTCAAGACCAGATGATCGCCGTAGAATGTCCGCTCGGACCATACCGGAAGATATGGGTATACGTTCCGAAGAAACGGTTGGTCATGGCGTTGCCATACAAAGACCGGATCGTGCAATGGAGCCTATACCAATACCTCAACCCGATTTATGACCGGTTATTCATTGAGGATTCCTATGCCTGCCGAAAGGGAAAAGGAAGCCACAAAGCCGCAGCACGGTTGCAATACTGGATGCGGCAGGTAGACCGGAAGCCGGGGCCGGGATGGTATTACCTGAAACTGGATATAAGCAAGTTCTTTTACCGGGTCAGTCACGAGAAGCTGCTGAACATTTTGGCAAAGCGCATCAAAGACCCGAAGTTGATGAAGTTCCTCGAAAGCGTTGTAAACAGCAGGGCGGAACCGTTTGGGCTACCACGCGGAAAAGCACCGCAGGATACGCCGCCGGAGGAATGGCTGTACGATGTTGGAATGCCGATCGGCAATCTGACTTCGCAACTCTTCGCCAACATCTACATGAATGAACTTGACCAGTATTGCAAGCACATCTTGAAGATACATTACTATATCCGGTACATGGATGACATTGTGATCCTTGGGGAGAGCAAGGAAACTTTGCACGAGTGGAAAGCTAAGATCGAAGCGTTCCTGCATGAAGAGTTGGAGCTTGACCTGAACGACAAGACTTGCATCCGACCGGTGCGGATGGGCGTGGAGTTTGTAGGTGTGCGGATTTGGCCCGCCTACATGAAACTACGCAAAAGCACGGTGGGGCGGTTGAAGCGGGAGGGCAAGAGAATATCGGAGCTTTACGCTTCCGGGCAGATGGATGAAGATGCGTTCAAACGCCGTGTTGCCAGTATTAAGGGGCTGCTGGAACATACGGAGAGCGAAAGCCTACGGTGGCGGCTGAACCAGATTTATCTTAACGCAATGCGGAAGTACGGAGAGCCTGACCCGGATGAAACAATCTGGAAAGGAAAGAGCAATGAAAAGAAAGTGGCCCGATCTGTGCGAAACGCTGCTTGACAAACTGGAAGCGGCGGGAGTGGACACGACCGCGGAACGCGGAGAGTTTGCCGTGTTGTACGCTGAGTGCTGCGCGGGCAGCTGTGGTAAGGCATTGAGCCGGAAAGGAGAGGTTGAAAATGGCAATTAAAGCCTATTCGCTTGCAAAGAACGGAAGCAAGAAGCTGTCCGCAAACTTTGCAGTGAAGGAATTTCGCTGTAAGGATGGGACGGACCCCATCTTTATTGACGACGCACTGGTGAAGCTGTTGCAGAACATCCGGGATCATTTCGGAAAGCCGGTGACAATCACCAGCGCATATCGCACCGCCGCCCACAACAAGGCGGTGAAGGGAGCAACGTACAGCCAGCATTGCTACGGCATGGCGGCGGATATTCGGGTTCAGGGCGTGGATGTGGAAACGGTCGCGGCCTACGCGGAAACGCTGCTGAAAAACACCGGCGGCATTGGGCGTTACACTGTGAAGAACGGTCGCCCTGCTGGTTGGGTACATATCGACACCCGTGCGGCAAAGAGCCGCTGGGTGGGCTGAGAGTAGGAGGAAAACAACAATATGGAGAACATTCTGAAAGTTTTTTTGATGGCGTTCCCTGAATGGCTGGCTGTCATCTTTATGGTGGTTGGTCTTGTGGTGACGGCACTGGCAGCGGTGCGTCTGGGCTATGGCCTTGCGGTCGCAAAGACGGTGTACAAGTGGATCGTCAATGCGGAGGAAAAGTTCGGCAGCGGCGCAGGCGCGGAAAAGAAAGCCCATGTCATTGCCGTCATGAGGGGCTACACCCCGGACTGGCTGGACTGGGCGATCAATGAGCGGACGCTGGACTGGATCGTACAGCTTGTGTTCAACTTCACAAAGAAGAAGCTCGAAGATTACATGGAAAAGAAATCCGCAGAAACCACTACTGTGGCCCACTTCGGTAACGTGGGGGAGGACAACAAGAATCGCAAGGAGTAAACGATGCTGGAATTTATCGTCAAATACTGGGCGCAATGGCTTTTCGGCATCGTGGCGGCAGGTCTGACCGCTGCATACCGTAATCTCTCCAAGAAGATCAAGGCACAGAAAGAGGAAAACAAGGCAATCAAAAACGGTCTGCTGGCAATTCTCCACGACCGGCTGTATCAGGCGTGTACCCATTACATCGAGAAAGGGTACATCGACCTGCCCGGTTTGAAGAACATTGAATACCTCTATAAGAGTTATCACGCTCTGGGAGGTAACGGAACCGGAACCGAATTGTATACGAGAGCAAAGGCACTCCCCATCCGGGAGGACTGAGAAAGGACAGAATGCACATGATTATTACTGGCATGGCAGAGTACGAGAGTGTCTGTAAGAACGCGCTGGTGAAGTGGTACAACAGCCACAATGAAACAAAGATCACGCTTGAGAACGTATTTGTGGTATGGGCTTGCAAGACGTTGCAGAACTACAAGGCCTTGCTGTCCACCACCGTTTCCGGCGATGGAATCTACGCCGAGTACACATACAACGGCGATAAGCAGGAGTTGTACGAGGACGTGTACGGAAAGCTGACGAATCAGTGCATTAAAACTGCATAACTAAAAATCCCCCGCTGGCAATCCGAGAGGAAAGCTGGCGGGGGATTTTTTATTTGCTGAATGGTTACAAAAATATTACAGTTTACGCAGACCGGCGACCATCGGCGGCGCGGTAGGGTTCCAGAAGCAAAAAATACTTTGGCGCAGCATAAATGCGAAAGTTCGTCTGTTGATGCGTCAGGCGGACCAAACAGAAATAATCCGAACTTGTTTCCGATAGGAGATGGGTTCGGATTATTTGTTTTCTTCGGAAAATTAGCGTTTGCGAAGCAATGAAAGCCCCAGTGGGGCTT